CTCAAAATCAAGCGATGAATAGTCGTGTGGGTTCAAGTCCCACCTCCGGCACCAAGGAAAATAGCGCTCTTCGGAGCGCTATTTTTATTTGACTACATAAAGTTAAGCGATATTTGACCACATTTTGACCACTTAAGATAAAATCCGCTCTATCTTCTCTATGGCATCGTATTCCATAATGGGCGTTAAATGGGAATATGTATTCATCGTTTCCGTGAATGACGAATGACCAAGACGAACTTGAATGACCTTAAAATTCACTCCCGCTTCGATTAAGAGCGTGGCATGAGTGTGACGGGTCCCGTGCATGGAAAATGAAGGCTTCCCTATTTTGCTTGCATATTTCTTACAAAGCTGAGACACTGAATCGGGAAAGATGGGGTTGCCGTCTTTGCCGGGAAAAACCAAATCATTGTGAATCCAATTGGGGGTTGAAAACCGTCTTATTTTTACTCGCTGGGCGTGTTTCTTGAGGCTTGCCATAGTTTCGTCGTCGAGTGTTATGGAACGCCTGGAAGCGGCGTTTTTCGTTGTCTTTGATATAACCGCTTCGTTATTTATTTTAATTACGGTCTGGTTAATGATAACAGTCTTTTTCTTAAAGTCTATATTTGACCATGTTAACCCGAGCAGTTCGGAGCGGCGCAGCCCTGAAGCGAAAGCAAGTTTAAATAACATGCGGTGCTCGGGGTTTGTTATTTTAGCCAGAAATAATTTAATTTCATCTGCCGTGAGGGTTATCATTTCTTTGGTCTTTACCAATTTAGGCTTGCAGACCTTAGCGGCTACATTGGTAGCAATAATTTCATCTAGTACAGCTTGTTTTAACATGGCACTTAAAACCGTATGAATATATCGAACCGTACGGCTAGATAGCGTTTCCAGTCGTGTATCGAGAAAACGGCGAACCGTAGGGGCTGTTAAGTCGGCAAGCTTAATAGATCCGATATCGGGGATGATATAATGTTGAATGATATTGCGGTAACTGTCCATGGTGCCGGGGGTTATTGTGGAAGATTTAATACGTAGCCACTCTTCAGACCATTCGGTAATGGTAATATCTCCGTTAAAGTTAGCAAGAGTTTCGGACTTTTTCAAAAATGCATCATATTTATCTTGAGCTTCGGAACGAGTTCGTCCGTAAAAATACTTACGCTTGCCGTTTGTGGTAGTGGTTAATACATATCGACCATCGGCACGCTTTTTGATTTTAGCCATAAAAAATACAGCTCCTTTCTGAAAAGGGGCTGATTATGATATACTGATAGCGTAATCAGCCCGTGAGAAGGTGGATTATATCGCCGTGGTATTGGTAGTACCCGGCACGCCCGTATTCTGTTGGTAGCAGAGTGCGGGCATTTTTTGTTTAATCATGGGTATTGCCTTTCTTTAGTGATTTATCAAAGTCAGAGAGAAATTTCTGGTGTTTGTTAAATTTAGCGTACTCCTGCAACGCCTTCTTACTGGCAGCTTGCATTGATATCTTTCCTTTGTTTGTGAGAATTTTATATTCATTAAAACTTAGAAACTTATCAACGCTTGCGGCGAATGCCTGCATCGTAAAGGTCTCGTGGTTTTCAATAATTCTTTCTATGTAATCAAAGAAGGAAGATACTGCTCTTTCCAATTTTTGGATTTGGTCTTCGGTTAAATAGTTTTTTGCGATTAAGGCATCTTTTTTGTATACTCTACCGTCTGGTGCAGCGTCCCAGGTTGTTAACCCCATGTGTTCTTTTTGAGAGTCAGCTTTTCCATGAATAATTTCAGCTGCAGTATGGCCAGTAATAGCGTAATGAAACTTATTCTGTACTGTAGCATAGAAGCCTCTAGTAACGGAGGAATTGGGATCGTAATCTATTGAACATTCCGCAAAGATATCTGTGATTTGCTGATATATACGACGCTCACTTGCACGAATCGCCCGAACCCGCCGAAGCAATTCCTTGAAATAATCCTGACCGAAGGGACGTCCGTTTTTTAGCATGTCGTCATTTAAGACAAACCCCTTAATTATATATTCTCGTAGTGTATTTGTAGCCCAAATGCGAAATTGAGTAGCTTCTTTTGAGTTCACTCTGTATCCAACGGCAATAATTGCATCTAGATTGTAGAAAGATACATTTCGTGAGACCTCTCTATTACCTTCTTTTCGAACTATTGGAAAAATTCCAATAGTTGAATCAGGGGATAACTCCTCTGACTTGTAGATTAATTTTAAATGATAGTTAATTGTCGATACGTCTACACTAAAAAGGTTAGCTATATCTTTTTGTGTCATCCAAAACGTCTCGTCCTTATATACTACGGATGCTTGAATATTCTCTGATGAGCTTTGATATATAATAATAGAGCCCGAAGTTGCGGCTATTATAGGATTCAATATAAACGCTCCTTTCTACACCTCTCAGTAATAAAACTCTCTCATTTTAGAATATATAACCCTGTCATTTACACCACATGATAGTAAAACTCAACGTCTTCTGCGACTTTATCGGGAACAATATTGCTCCGGCGAATCATCTCTTCGATCATACTGGCTTGCATATCTTTCCCGAAGTCATCGCCAACAATGTGACTAAGCTCATGTAGAACTTCTTTTTTTGCCTGCTCTTGAGATAGCGATTTACTAACGACGATGGAATAGCTGCCGTCGATGTTTGATGTTACAGAAGCCTTGGTGTACGGGATAGAAGCAAAAATTATATTAATCGTCATGTACTTTATTTTCTTCTTTCATTTTTAAGAATTTGATGAAATTATACGCTTCTTGCATTTGTTCCTTCGTCAAATTACGACTACTGCTAAACAATACTCTTAACTCCGGATTCGTCCGCAGCTCTTCGGCGTATTCGGCTACCTCTGGGTCGGTGTAGTAGCCTTGTTCCGATTCTTCTTCCAAAAAGTAGCTTTTACCAACATTAAAATAATCGGCCAACTTCTGAATTACGCCCATTCTAGGAATAGCCTTTAACAGTAACCATTTCCCTACAGTTGATTCGCTAACGCCAACAGCTTGGGCTATTTCTCTTTGGTTAATATCTCGTTCATTCATTAGTTTAGAAAGTCTAATACTAAATAATTTTTTAATATCATCTTCGGTAGGCATATAACCGCTCCTTTATTACAAATACCGTACTATCTATGCGATGATGATAGAATAATTTTCTTAAAAAGTCAATAATATTTCTGAACAATTAGAATTATTTTCTTGACATGGGAATTAAATTCTAGTATCATTTGTTACGTAAAGAGAATATTTGAACAAGGAGGCGATAGAATGCAGATATCCTTAAAAGCGGCTAGGGTTAATGCTGATTTAACAATACTGCAAGCCGCAAAGAAGATAGGCATTGGCAAGGACACTCTGATTAAATGGGAAAAACGGTCGGGGCTGGTTAATCCTATATATCAGGAAAAAATATCTAAAGCTTATCGAATGCCGATTAATTTTATTTTTTTTGGCGACAAAACTAGAATTTAATTCTCTAAACAACAACCACAAACAAGGAGGGAAGAAGATGAATGAAAAAGAAGCCACCCGCAAATTGAGTAAACAGCGGATGGCAAAGCTTTTGCAGATTAACAATCAATTAGTAGACATATCTAGGATGGGGCATCAACTCCTAAGGTCTTGATTGATGGGTATATCCGAGTAGGGGAGATGCTCGATCGATTGATTATCGAAGAAGCGAAGATTCAAGAAGCGACAAGGAGGAATTAAGTGGAAGATACTATGGGATTACTACTATTAGTTATGTCCATTCTGACAGTCGTTAATATCGCTGTCTCAATCGGAATTACTCATAACATGCGTTGGTTTGAACGACTACGAGCTGATACGGCAGAGGGTGATAGATGGCGGCGGATAGTGATTCAAAACGTTATATTCACCATATATGTGGTAGTAATCTGGTGGCTGTTTCAAGTAAAAAATTAGTTATAAATCCCAGTATGTAGCTGATTATGATTAGTCCATAATTAATTTTATTGGCTTTTGTTGGTGCGAATAGATGGTGAAAGACACTTCTTGATTCATCGGTAAGCCAGACCTTAGGTGTTATGAGCTTTTCGAAAAATGTCGCCATTTTGGTAGAAATGTAGAAAGTTGCCAACAGCAGCCCAATGCAAACACTAGCGTTCAGTATATTTTGGGAAGTTTGTTGTTTAGATGCTAAAAAGAACAAAAAAGCGGCAAAAGGAAACAACGTTAATGCTATACCACACATCTTATAATGGCGCACAACAAAACGCTCAATGGCAGAACTTTCCTCGTTGAACAGATTTTTGACTCTATGGGATAGACCGAGCAAGCGGTCATTATTAGCCTCATAACTAATTGTTGTTCCCGTATATAAATTATTAGCCAATTCTAAAGAAAAGATGGGTAGACGGCTGTCATCGTCTGTGAGTATTTCAATTTTCAATTGCTCCAAATAATTAACCTTGTTTTCTGCGTAATAATCTGTGAACTCGGGGATAGTCGCTGATGAGATGTGATGTGTTGATATTCGAGTATTGTCAAATGATTTAAATATTTCAAGGAGATGCTCCAACGTGATAGGGGAGACTGTAGAAACATACAATTGTTCAGAAGAAAGAACTACATTGCTTTTGTACATAGATTATCCACCCTTTCAAGATAAATTTTTAACGACTGCATAGATAATTATAGCGTATCACATTGGAAGGAAACAAAGAAAGGAGAATGGCAATGAAGTTATGTATGACGGTCGAAGAGGCTGCCGAGGCGGCTTCTGTAAGCGATGAACAGATTCGCCAATGGGCGAACAGCATTGACTTTCCGAGCTTTAAAATCGGACAGCGAGGTGGAAAGCGTCTTATCCATGCAGAAGCCTTTAATGACTGGCTACGAAAACAGGCCGAAATGAGACAGGGGGAACGATACCGATGATTGAACTTGAAATCGCAACATGTGTAATCGTAATCGCCGTTGTGCTGGCGTGTATATGGATTGAAATACGGAAAGGAGCATAGAGGATGAAGGCTACTACATTACAAAGTCCGCCTGAATGGATCAACCGGAGATACTACGAAATCCAAAATACTCCGATTTGTGTAGTTCGGAGTCATAGTGTCGGGTACTACGTTAAGGAAGGGTTGAAAGCAGTACTTACGTTAACGGCTATTTACTTCTTAATTGTACTTTTAGCGCTTCTTTAAAAGGAGGTTTTCATGAATTGTGAGAGTTGCCCGAATCGGGATTACTGCATTCCCGATGAGTGCATAGGAAATGGCCGCCCTCTGCAGCAACAGAAGACGGCCAAAATAACTAAAAATTAAATTTTCAATTAAAAGGAGTATATCACATGACAGTTAAAATTAACAGCTTAGCCATCGAAAATGTAAAGAGAGTAAAAGCAGTACAAATGGAATTAGCACAAAACGGCCTTACCGTCATCGGCGGTCGTAACGGCCAAGGCAAAACGTCCGTATTAGACGCCATAGCCTGGGCTTTAGGCGGCGACAAATTCAAGCCGTCCAATGCGGTAAGAGACAGCAGCACGATCCCGCCTGAGATTCATATCGAGCTGTCTAACGGGCTTGTGGTCGAACGTAAAGGCGCCAAAAGCAGCCTTAAGGTTATTGACCCGACTGGCGAGAAAGCCGGACAAAAACTCTTGGACAGCTTTATCGAGAAACTGGCTCTAGACTTGCCGAAGTTCATGGGTATGAACTCAAAAGACAAGGCTAATACATTGCTGCAGATTATCGGGATTGGTGACGAATTGGCGGAATTAGACGCCAAAGAAGCACAGCGATATAACCGACGCCTTGAAATCGGCCGTATCGCCAAGCAGAAGAAATCCTACGCCGATGAGCTTGAGTATTATCCCGACGCTCCGACTCAGCCGGTCAGTGCCTCAGACTTAATTAAGCAACAGCAAGAAATTTTGGCTCAGAACGGCGAGAATCAACGTAAGCGTGAACAGCTAGCTAAGATGACGGAAGAACACGAAACGCTTATCGCCCGGATTGCTCAGCTTAAAGAGTCCCTTGAAGAAGCCCAGGCTAAACAAGAGTCGCTGTTAGCTGATATGGAGACTGCTCAAAAGACGGTAGCCGAGCTTGTCGATGAAAGCACTGAAGAATTGGAGACCAATATCGCCCAGGTTGATGATATCAATCGTAAGGTTCGTGCTAATCAGGAAAAGGAAAAAGCCCAAGCCGAAGCCGAAGAGTTGTCAGCTGAATACAACGGACTGACGGCAGAAATTGAAGCCGTCAAGGAAGCAAAGAACGAACTTCTTAATAAAGCAGATTTGCCGCTTCCGGAACTTGGCGTTAAAGACGGGGAACTCATTTATAAAGGTCAGCAATGGGACGGCATGTCGGGAGCTGAACAGCTGATGGTAGCTACGGCGATTATTCGTAAGCTTAACCCCGAATGCGGTTTTGTCCTTATGGATAAGCTCGAACAAATGGATCAGGAAACACTTAAAGAGTTCTCCGATTGGCTTACCCACGAAGGCTTGCAGGTCATTGCTACGAGAGTCGGAACGGATGACAGTTGCAGCATCATTATCGAAGACGGTTACATTAAAGACTCGACACCGCAGCCGGTAGAAGCCAAGAAATGGGAAGCCGGTAAATTCTAAAGGAGGATGTCATGAAAATAATTACAGGAAAGCAAGAACGATACCAGAAAGTCGTTGTATATGGTCCTGAAGGGATTGGCAAGAGTACATTCGCCGCTCACTTCCCGAAGCCCTTATTCATTGACACGGAAGCAAGTACGGCTCACATGGACGTGGCAAGGCTGGAACGTCCGACGTCTTGGGCGGTACTTATGGAATATATCCAAGAACTTATTAAGGATCACCAAGGATTTACGACCTTAGTCATCGACACAATCGATTGGGCAGAACAGCTCTGCATACAGAATATTTGCTCTAAGTACCAAGTGAGCGGGATTGAAGATATCGGGTATGGCAAGGGATACGTCTATGAGAAGGAGGAATTCGGACGGCTGCTTAATAAGCTCCAGGATTTAATTGAAAGCGGGATGAACGTAGTTCTTACGGCACACGCTATGGTTCGTAAATTCGAACGGCCTGACCAACCTCCGTACGATCGGTACGAGTTAAAGCTTAATAAGGCTGCCAGTCAGAAAATATCCGATATGGTCAAAGAGTGGGCGGATATGCTACTTTTTGCCAACTACAAAGAGGAAGTCTTGAAGGTCGATAGCAAGGACAGTCACAGTAAAAAGGTCCGTGTCTCAGGCGGACAACGTGTGATGTACACAAGTCATCATCCGAATTGGGACGCCAAAAACCGGCACGGATTGAAGGACTGCTTACCCTTCGAATTTGCTCAAATCGAAAATTGTATACCTAAAAATATTCAAAAATCGCAAGTCGAGGAGAAACCTATTGAGGACGTGAAGGCTCCTCTGCAAGAAGAACCGTCTAAAGAAGAACCTGTTGTAAAAGCCGAGCCTAAAAAGAAGGCTAAGGAAGATGACGGGATCCCGAAGGACTTAAAGAGGCTCATGGAAGCACGAAATATCACAGAAGCTGAAATACAAGACGTTGTAGGAAGTAAAGGGTACTTCCCGGCTGATATGAGGATTAAAGACTATCCGAAAGAATTTATAGACGGTTGCTTAATTGCCGCATTCGATACTGTAGCTCAGGCAGTAGAAGCAAATCGAGACGAAAATGTACCGTTTTAATAATAAGGAGGATAACAATCATGGCAGAAGAAAGAGCATTTAGTTGGGATGAAGAAATTGAAGCAGTGGAAAACGAGTTTGTCGACATACCTGCAGGAGACTATGACTTTAAGATTACCAACTTCGAACGTGGTTACTTTGAAGGAAGTGAAAAAATGCCTGCATGCAACGAGGCAAAAATCACTTACGAAGTAAACGTAAACGGCCAGAAAGGTCGCATTAAGCAGAACCTCTTCTTACACAGTAAATCACAATGGCAGCTCACCGGATTTGCCCGTGCCATCGGCCACATGAAGAAAGGCGATGACAAGTTCACGATCCGCTGGAACGAAGTCCTCGGAGCGACCGGTCGCTTTAAGATTAAGCTTCGGGAATATAACGGAAAGACTTACCCGAACGTTGACCGGTTCTACGACAAGGAAGAATCGGGTAAAGAGTGGACTCAAGGAGCCTTTTAATCGTGGGCATTGAGCTTCGTCCCTATCAGCAGGCGGCGGTCGACGCCGTCCTGCATGAGTGGGACATAGGTCATAACAAAACATTACTCGTCTTGCCCACAGGATGCGGCAAGACTATTTGCTTCGCTAAGATTGCCGAATCTCAAGTACGAGTCGGTAATAGAGTTTTAATCCTGGCGCATCGTGGAGAACTCCTGGAACAAGCAGCCGATAAAATAGCGAAAGCCACAGGCCTAAAATGTGCTGTAGAAAAAGCCGAGCAGACGGCTCTTCAATCTTGGTATCGAATTACCGTCGGCAGTGTTCAAACGCTAATGCGTGAGAAACGACTGGCTCAGTTTTCTCCCGATTACTACGACACGATCATTATCGATGAAGCTCATCATTCTATCTCAGACAGCTACCAGAACGTTTTAAACTACTTCTCTAACGCTAGAGTCCTGGGCGTTACGGCAACTCCTGACAGAAGCGATATGCGTAACCTCGGACAGATATACGACAGCTTAGCGTATGAATACAAACTTCCGCAAGCCATTAAGGCCGGATACCTTGCTCAAATCGTCGCACAGACCATCCCTCTGCAATTGGACATTGCACATGTCGGCATGGCGGCAGGCGATTATAAAGTAGGTGAACTCGGAACGGCTCTTGAGCCGTATCTTGATAAGATTGCAGAAGAAATGGTCACATACGCTAAGGATCGAAAGACTGTCGTATTCTTACCGCTAGTGGAAACGAGTAAGAAGTTTTGTCGATATCTTCGTAAATACGGCTTTAGAGCCGCCGAAGTAAACGGCAATAGCCAAGATAGGGCAGAAGTCCTTAAAGACTTTGAGGACGGGAAATACGACGTTCTATGTAACAGTATGCTTCTGACTGAAGGTTGGGATTGTCCGTCGGTGGATTGCATTATTGTTCTAAGAGCGACCAAATCACGAGCTTTATATAGCCAAATGGTAGGCCGTGGCACTCGATTACACGAAGGAAAAGAGAACGTGCTGCTGCTTGATTTTCTTTGGAATACGGAACGGCACGAGTTGTGTCGACCGGCACATCTTATCAGTAAAGATGAAGACATCGCAAAGAAAATGACGGAAAAACTTGAAGACTCGGCGGTTCCGATTGATATTGAAGAACTCGAAAAAGAATCTGAATCGGACGTCGTGGCGGAACGGGAGCAAGCCTTGGCTGAAAAGTTAAAGGAAATGAAAAAGCGCAAGCGTAAGCTTGTGGATCCGTTACAGTTTGAAATGTCCATACAGTCTGAAGACTTATCGGGATATGTGCCGTCGTTTGGTTATGAAATGGCGCAGCCGTCTGTTAAGCAAATCCAGGCTTTAGAGAAATTCGGTATCTTTGCCGATGAAATCGAAAATGCCGGGAAGGCTTCACTTCTCCTAGATAGATTAAAGAAACGTCAGGACATGAGCCTGTCAAGACCGAAACAAATACGCTTCCTGGAGTCTCGTGGTTTCCAGCACGTCGGCACCTGGACATTTGACCAGGCTTCTTCTATGATTGCTCGAATCTCTATAAATAACTGGCGAATTCCGAATGGCGTAACGCCTGAAACCTATATCCCGGCGTAGTCCGATAAAGGAGATGAAAAAGCAATGCGCAAAATCAACTTAATACCTTTATTGGACTACATAGACCCCGCCTTTTGTGATTATCAGGAATGGCTACAGGTCGGAATGGGGCTTAAAGAAGAAGGCTACGACATTAGCGACTGGGAATCCTGGAGTGCCAAAGACATCACTCGTTATCACGCCGGCGAATGTGCTAAAAAATGGGCAACGTTCACAGGCCACTATAACGGCAGTCCCGTTACGGGAGCCACTATCGTAAACATGGCCAAAGAAAACGGCTGGACCGCCACACCTCATTTACCCGATCGGGCGTATGGCTGGGATGATGAAATCATTGCCGACGAGGAAGTCATTATCGATAAGAACTGGGTAGAAGGCCGAGAAATTGAAGACCCCGGCGATAACTGGAATCCGGCTAAAGACTTAATTACGTACCTGGAGCTTCTTTACGATAGCTCCGATTACGTCGGCTACGTAACTGAGTCTTGGGAACAGGACGGAAAATTCTTGCCGTCTAAAGGGAAATTTAAGCGGACAGCCGGGGAGCTTATTCACGCACTGTCAGAGTGTGACGGCGATATTGGGGCCGTCCTGGGCGATTATAATCCCGATGTAGGGGCTTGGATACGCTTTAACCCGCTAGACGGGAGAGGCGTTCGCAATGAGAACGTAACGGAGTTTAAATACGCCTTGGTTGAATCGGACTGTATGCCCATTGATAAGCAAAACGAAATTATCCGTAAACTGGAGCTTCCTGTTACGTGTATGGTTTACAGCGGTGGCAAATCTGTTCACGCCATCGTTAAAGTAGACGCTGCCAATTACGACGAGTACCGTAAACGGGTCGATTATCTTTATAACATTTGTCGTAAAAACGGCCTTGAAATCGACGTTCAGAACCGAAATCCGAGCCGCCTCAGTCGTATGCCCGGCGTTATCCGCAAGGATAAAAAGCAGTTCCTGGTTGATACGAATATCGGTAAGAGCAGTTTCGCCGAGTGGCAGACGTGGATCGAATCGATTAACGATAATCTTCCGGAGCCTGAAAGCCTTCGAGACTTCTGGAATAATCTGCCGCCGTTGGCGCCGCCTCTTATCGAAAACGTACTTCGTAAGGGTCATAAAATGCTATTGGCAGGACCGTCTAAGGCAGGTAAGTCCTTTGCCCTTATAGAACTTGTTATCGCAATCGCCGAAGGGCGTAAATGGCTGAATTGGGATTGCTCCCAGGGACGAGTCCTGTATGTGAATCTGGAGCTTGACGCAGCTTCTTGCCTACATCGATTTAAAGACGTATATACGGAGCTTGGTTGGGAAGCCCGCAGCCTTTCTAATATCGATATATGGAATCTTAGAGGAAAGTCCCTACCTATGGATAAGCTCGCTCCGAAACTCATTCGTCGAGCCGTTAAACAAGAATACACGGCGATTATTATCGACCCGATTTATAAAGTCATTACGGGCGATGAAAACAGTGCTGAACAAATGGCTCATTTTTGTAATCAGTTCGACCGTATCGCAACGGAGCTTAATTGCTCGGTCATTTATTGTCATCATCACTCCAAAGGTGCTCAAGGCGGTAAGCGAGCTATTGACAGAGCCTCAGGGTCAGGCGTGTTCGGTCGGGATGCGGATGCACTCCTCGATATGATTGAGCTTGACGCTGAACAAGTCGGGTCCTCTCGTTCGGCTTGGCGTATCGAAGGAACGCTTCGTGAGTACGCTTCATTCAGGCCGGTAAACGTGTGGTTCGATTATCCTGTACATCGTATCGATGACACGGGGACGCTTGAGTCGATAAAGCTGGACGTCGAGATGAAGCTTAACGAGAAAGGACAACGGACTCGGCAGAAACAACGGCAGTCCCGGATTCAGAATCTTGAGGCGGCATATAATGCGTGTCTCATCTCAGGTGAGGTCACCGTAGGGGATATGGCAGAGTATCTTGATATCAGTGTTAAGACTGTCGGCCGAGATATCGATAGTAGTGAAACCTTCCGGAGAGAGCAAGGAAAGGTATTTAGGAATGCATAAATATAAGCCGAAAATGCCGTATATGCATAAATATAATCGGACAAACATCGGACATTTCAACTATATATATAGAAATGTCCGTCTGTATAAAAGTACGCAATTGTCATGGGACGAACAAAGGGTTGGAAAACGGCTTTGACGTTGCCGTTTCCCTTAACACCCTTTGTCCGTCTGACAGGACAATAAGCGCCCTCGGCGTTGAAGTAAGAAAGGAGTATGCAATGAAATTAAAGTTTTTCTTGCCGATGATGATTCCGTCGGCCACTCACCAGGAAAAGAAAATTATGGTAGTAAACGGTAAGCCTGTAGTATATGAGCCGCAGAACGTAAAAGATGCCCGCCAGAAGTTCATGGCAGCCCTTGCCGTTTACGCTCCTAAGACTCCGTTTACGGGTCCTGTAAGGCTTTCGACAACGTGGATATATTTAGCGACTACTGCTCATCCTGGAAAGAGCTGGAAAACAACAAAGCCCGATACGGACAATTTGGTGAAGCTCTTAAAAGACGTGATGACGGATTTGGGCTTTTGGACAGATGATGCTCTTGTTGCTTGTGAAGAAATTCAAAAATTTTACCTTGATAAGCCCGGACTTTATATCGAGATAGAGGAACTTACCAATGGCTAATCAAGAGGTCGTAAAACGAGCCAGAAGTGCTTTTAAGGAAATTTTAAATGAGATGGAACACCCCCAGTTTGATTTACTCAGACGTGATCCTGAAATTAAGAACCTCGTCGAACGCCTTGTACGCAAAGTGGAAGAGGCCCGTAATCCGAAAAGCTGGCCGATTGAAGAATACCACGACGATTATGAAAAGAAGCACCCGGAAGACAGTAATCTGTGGGTATGGCTATTTCTACATGCAGCCTTCATTAACTCCGAACTTGCCGATGTGCTTTGTTTTCTTCGTGGTCGTGGCTGCGTGCTTATCACCGATGACCGTTTCGGGTATGTTATTCGGCCTGTTATTGGTAAGGACGGATTTAAAAGCTATGAAGAATATAATCAGATCAAAGAGCCGCTGGCTGATTACGGAGAACCACTGGTTAAGTTGCTAAAGAAAATGAAAGCCTTAGTTGACTGCGGCAATATCTTACCGCAAAAAGAACTACAACAAACGACACTGAAAGGAGAATCATAATGACCAATATTGCAAGAAACCCTATTAACGGACAGGTTGACCCGGAAGACGCTTCCGTATTATTAGCTAATATATCTGCAGATTTAGCAAAAGTCCGTGAGGCCGTGTACAGAGATACTGAAATGGATATGGACTGCAAAGACATGGCGCTTAGTGCAATTGATGCAGCCTTCCGAGACCTCGACCGAGCGTATAGTTATCTCGAAGAGTAGGAGGTACGGCATGAATGCAAAAGAATATCTTGAATACATTCGCAGTCTTGAAGTTAGGCTGCGGATGAAAGAAGAACGGATCGCTCAGCTTCAGCATGATATATGCAGCCTTCAAGCCTTGGATTACGCTAAAGATAAAATCACCGGCGGTAGCCCCATTGACGTGTCCGACAAGATTGCCCGCCTGGACGAGCTTATCCGTGATACTAATCGTGAGTGGGATGAGTTGATAGAAATGCGTGAACAAGCAAAGACCTTTATATCAAAGCTTGAAAGTGCCACTCAGCAAGAAGTGTTAACTAAGCGATATATTCAGAATAAACGGTGGGAACAAATTGCTGTTGAGATGAATATCACTTGGCGACATACCTTCCGAATCCATCGAGCGGCACTAGATGGGTTTTCTCAGAAGATGGCATTAAATGTCAGTATCTTGACATGATATGATGTAGAAGTAAAAAGTGCGGAAAATGCTACGCACTTAATCACAAGTAGTTTTATTTTCAGGCTGGCGGCGCCTACGGGCGTCGCTTTTGCGTTGTAAGGGAGCTATTATCTTGAATTTATGATACTATATATTCGAGGTGATGAACGTGGGACATGAATATCTTTCGGTAATGGTGGAGCAACAAAAACAACGAGGAAGAAAATTTCTGGGAATTGACGAAGTAGAGAACATGATTGCTATGTCGGAGATTGTTCACAAAGATGAAACAGCAATAAGAGCAGCGGAACTTAATGGCAATGCTCATTTGGCTGCGGAACATTTAAAGGCAATGATTGGATTTGCTCAGTCTGCAATAAAAAGCGTTTTATTTATCAATGGTGGATCCGTGATGATGTTTGTCGCATTTCTTGGCAATAATCTTGGCTATTTACTGGAAAATGATTTTTCAATCGTTGTTTATCAGTCGTTATGGAACGCATTGGTTGCTTTTGGGGTGGGGGCCTTTTTTGCTAGTTTGAGTTATGCAATATCTTATTTGGCTCAAGGGTTCTACACAGATGAGTTTGGAAAAATCGCATTCCAGGGTGGAAACGAGCAAAAGAGGTTTTCAGCAGGCGATGTTTTAAGATTGACTGCGATAATAACGTGTATATTGGCCTATGCTGCAATGCTTGTCGGAATGTGGTTTTGTGCATCGGGGTTATGGGTTGTAAATTTTCTTCACAAATAATTATTTGATTTCTAAGGACGTCCTAATGGGACGTCCTTTTTATGTGCGTCGTATCAAGGAGAGTCATGGCAAATCAAACGAAAGTACAATGCTGTCGCGGGTCCTGCCTGAACAATCATAAAGGTGTATGCTCTGCTAACGTAATACATATCGGTGGGACAGGCGCGTGCAAGTGCTTCGTTGCAACCAAACATGCCATGAATCATTCCAGGTACGGCGCGTCAAGGAGGTGACGATAGCGGTTACATGTTGAATAAGAGACAAGAAAAATTTTGTATCGAGTATCTGGTGGATTTAAATGCGACTCAGGCCGCTATCCGAGCCGGATATAGTGAGTTAACTGCTTATTCAATTGGTTCACGACTGTTGAAAAAAGTTGAAATTAAAAACCGTATCAAAGAACTACAAGACGAGTTTTTCAAAGACCGAATCATGAGCATCGCAGAAGTCGAGGGTCGACTGGCGGCATTGGCTCGGGGTGAGGTTAAAGAAGAGGTCGTTGTGGTTGAGGGTACAGGAGAAGGATGCAGCCGTGCACGAATTATACAAAAGCATGTTGACGCCAGGGCCCAGCTAAAGGCTTTAGAGCTTATCGGTAAACGAAACAATTTGTTTAGTGCCGATACGGCGATTGAAGTCAATCCGATTATGATTGTCGGTGGTGATGACGTTGCAGACTAATTACGACGTCGTGAATATTGCCGATATAGTGGGCAAGGGCTATGGAGAATTTTGGAGGTTCAAAGGCCGATACAAGGTAGTTAAAGGCAGTCGTGCCAGCAAGAAATCATCCACGCAGTCATTACGAGTTATATATGAGATTGTGAGCAATCCTGTTATTAATTGGCTCGTAGTGCGCAAGACGGAGCGAACGCTTCGGGATAGCTGTTTTGCACAGCTTAAATGGGCTATGCGAAGGCTGCACGTTGAAAAGTATTTTAGGTGCAGCGTATCGCCGTTAGAGATTACTTATATTCCGACAGGACAGAAAATCCTGTTCAGAGGCCTTGACGATCCATTAAAAGTTACTTCCATTACCGTCGATTCAGGTTGCTTGTGTAGACTCTGGATTGAGGAAGCGTATGAGATAACAAAAGAGGATGACTTTAACCGACTTGATGAAAGCATTCGCGGGCAATTGCCAGAAGGGATGTATCATCAGGTCGTTTTAACGTTCAACCCCTGGTCTGATAGGCATTGGTTGAAGAAACGGTTCTTTGATACTCCCAACCCGAACGTGTTGGCAATGACAACGAATTATCGATGTAATGAGTTCCTAAGCCAATCGGATTTACTCCTGTTTGAAGAAATGAAGAAGAACCCAAGGCGCTATGCCGTTGCCGGAGAAGGGGATTGGGGTGTTGTTGATGGGCTTGTATATGAAAACTGGAAGGAACAAGTGTTTGACTGTGCTGAAATCAGGAATCAAGAAGGAGTGGGGGCTGCCTTCGGTTTGGACTTCGGGTATACAACGGATCCTGCTGCATTATTCTGTTCAGTGGTGAATCAGAAGAATAAAAAAATATATGTATTTGATGAGTTATATCAAACAGGGCTAACCAACCAACAATTAGCTAAGCGCATCGAAAGCATGGGGTATGCTAAAGAACGAATAAGAGCCGATGCAGCCGAGCCTAAGAGTATTGAAGAATTGTACCAGGCAGGGATATCCCGAATTGTAAAGTCCCGAAAGGGTAAGGACAGTGTATTAAACGGGATTCAGAAAATACAAAACTACGAGCTAATAATTCACCCCAGGTGTGTGAACTTCTTACAAGAAATAAGTGTGTATCAATGGGCGAAAGACCGTTTTGACAGATATACGGGGAAGCCGGAAGACAATAACAATCACTTAATGGATGCTATGCGGTATGCCTGTGAAGATATTGGGGTAGAACGGTTCTCGTTTGATTTGGGGGTATAGAATGTTTTGGACTGACATAATAAATCGAGCGTTGCGTGATAACGCACCGATGAGTAAGCGACAGTTTTTGAGTCGTGAGTTACAAAAGTGGATAAGCAGCAAGGAACGCAAGGCTATGATAACAGGCCGTCAATATTACCAAGGCGAGCAAGATATATTACGCAAAACTCGAGCCGTAACTGACACAGGCGGCAAAACAGTGGTGCTGGCCAATTTGCCTAACAATAAGATTGTGGACAATCGTTTCGATGACCTTGTTGATCAGAAAGTGAATTACTTACTGGCAAAACCGTTCGTCGTAGAAACAGACGACGAGGACATAAAAGACGTCTTTACACCGAGTGTACGGCGTAAGCTCAAGAGTGTAGGGAAAGACATGTTGACCGGTGGCGTTGGGTATCTGCATCCGTATATCGACGAATCAGGGGCGTTGCAGTTTAAGCGTATGAAGCCCGAACAGGTACTGCCGTTCTGGAGCGATGAAGAACGAGAACGCCTTGATGCCTTTGCTTATGTATACGAGATTGACGTGTATGAGGGAATTATGGACCGCAGAATGACCAAGGTTGAATTTTACGACCGTACGGGCGTTCAGTATTACGTGTATGAAAATGGCAGTCTTGCCGATGACCGAGACCGTGAAAGCACGGCGAATTTTGCCATTGATGACAAGCCGTACAACTGGAATAACGTGCCGCTTATCGCCTTTCGCATGAATGAAGAAGAGCAGCCGTTAATCGCCAAGGTGAAGAGCTTGCAGGACGCGCTCAATACGATGCTGTCGAACTACGCCGACAATATGCAGGAAGATATCCGCAGTACTATACTCATCATCAAGAACTACGACGGTACCGAGCTTGATAGCTTTCGGGCTAACCTAGCACAGTACGGAGCAATCAAGGTCCGGACAGTCGACGGGGTAGAAGGTGGCGTGGAAGCTCTTCATATTGAGGTGAACGCAAGCAATTACGAGGTCATTATTAAGTTGCTCAAGAAGGCAATCATCGAGAATGGCCGAGGGTTCGACAACAAGGACGACCGAATGAGTAACAATCCTAATCAGATGAACATAACATCGATGTATTCCGATATTGACCTCGACGCAAACGAAATGGAAATGGGCATTCGTGAAGGACTCGACCGAATGTTGTGGTTTATCAATACCTATAGGGGCTTAAGCGGCAAAAAGGCTGTTGAGGATGTCGATTTTACGTTTAATCGTGATTTGCCGATGAACGAGGGCGATATTATTACGAATTGCCGCAACTCCGTAGGCGTTATCAGCAATGAAACCATTCTCACTAATCACCCGTGGGTTAAAGATGTAGCCGAAGAAATGAAGCAGTTAGAGGCCGAAAAGGCGACAAACGAACCCGATTATATAGGTGATGACCATGCCGAGTAATTACTGGGCGAAGCGGTACGAAGACGAATCCGAACGAGCCTTTGGGCTTGGTAAGATGACAAGTAAAAATCTACGTGAACAGGCCGATGTAATCATCAGGCGTATGGAGAAGAACGTAAACGACTGGTATCAGCGGTATGCCGATGAGAACGGTATAAGCCTTGCCGATGCTCGTAAAGAGTTAAATGCGAGGGAGTTAAAGGCCTTCAAGATGACGCTTGAAGAATATCGCCGACAGGCCGAGCAAGAGGGGTTATCGGAAGAGCATCAGAAAATGCTAAAACAGGCGTCTATACGCAAGCGGCTCGACCGTGAGCAGGAGTTATATATCAACACAGTTCACGAGCTTGAACGGTGGGCAAAGACTCAAGACACTGATATATCGGATCTACTGAATAAGGTATATGAAAGCTCGAATTATCGTACTGCATATTTAACGCAGACGATGAAGGGCGAGTATGGCAAATACGGCCAAGTAGATCCGAATACTGTACAACGCATTATCCATTCTCCGTGGGCACCTGACGGCAAAGACTTCTCTGAACGCATATGGGACAACCGCAAGAAGTTGGCTAAGACAATGCAAAGCGAATTTACACAGGCGATGATAATAGGCCAAGGCACGGCCGATATATCGAAGGCCATTGCGAAAAATATGAACGCGTCGTATAGCAATGCCAACAGACTGGTCGAAACGGAACTCGCACGGGTACATTCACAAGCGTTTATGGACTGCATGGCCGAACTTGACGTTGACGCTGTGGAGATATTGGCCACACTCGACAGCAAGACAAGCCCTATCTGCCGTCGTATGGACGGTAAGGTCGTACAACGTAAGGACGCAAAACCCGGGATTACGATACCGCCATTTCACTGTCATTGTCGAAGCACGACGGTTCCGTATTTAGGAGATGACCTTGCCGATATTGCCGGAAGCGGAACAAGGGCCGCAAGGGATCCGAAGACGGGTAAAACGGTATTCGTTGAGGGGGAACTCAATTATGGTGATTGGGAAGATGTGTACGTCAAGCAGTCAAAGACGTTGAAAAATATTCGGGGGCAAGTTGGTAAAGCCGATAAAGAAGGCCATTTATACAAAAACTATGGAGGGGTCTCAGGGGCTCTAAATGATGATAATGACCCCTGGCAAATCAGGCGTGATAAGCATGCCGAAAAATATTATGAGGCTTTGCGCAACAGGGAACAAAAAAATATGATTACTACCATATCGAAGCATTCGGGGATGGGTGTGAAGTCAGTGTCTAAGGTTATTGACCATTTATTGTTTAACTATTATACTTTAAATAAAGGGTATACGCGGTTTGACCCAAGTTATGATATTACCCAATCTTTACAAAGATTATTAGAGGGCAAGGACATAAGACCGGAAGATATTATTATGTTGCATCATGAAAGATTAGAATATGAACTCATGAATCGGTATGGGCATGACTATAATACTGCGCATAAATTAGCTAATAAGAAGTACAATTACGAAAGGATGGTGACCTAAAGAATGGTAACATTAAAGCTACTAGAGTTAACGGACCAATATGCTAGATACCAATACACTCCCGAAGGTCGCTATGAAGAAGGTATAATTCGATTCGATAGAATAACAAAAGAGCCTATGCTAGAGAAAAAAGATGGGCACGGGAATTCTGCTTATCGAGGGCATGCATTTAAACGCATTCTCAAGTATGATAGAATCGGAACTTTTGAAAAAGAAGATATGGTCGCTTGGTATTAAAAGCACTCGCATAATATGAAAGAACAAAACCAAGGAAATAAAAAACAAGTAAAAGTAGAGCCGTGGCCTGGTGAAATGCCTTGCCCCTACGGCAATACGAAAGAGTACCGCGAATGGGAAGAGCGAAGCAAAGCGTTTGAAAAGTATATTAATGAGATTCGCAAAGCCTAAAGCACCTATTTAAATAGGTGCTTTTTTAGTACACGGGGAGGTGAATACAATGGAAAAAACGACCAAAAGTATATTCATCGATAATGGCACTTTATATGCCGTGCGCGGCGAGTCACGGTACAAGCTGGCCGATTGCAAGGCTCGTATCGAAGTGTGCAAGAGTGTATCCAAATTGCCGATGATTGGCGGCACAAGGGTAGACAGACGGTATTTGACTGTGTTGGTCACGTTCGATAATCTGGCAAGCAATATTGATGAACGGGTATCGTTGGTGCAGTTTAAGGGCGAGGCCTTGCGGCAAGACGGGTTTATCGAAGAGCTGTTTTTTAATCGCTGTCTGTTGATGTCGGAATGGGATCCCGAAATGAAGGGTGAATGTAAATTCGAGGTGCAATGCACAACCGAGGAAGCTCGAAAGTTAATAAACGAGTTTTAATTCAATATTTATTTCAGCACTCACAATCGTGGGTGCTTTTTTCATGCCTTTTTGGTATTGCAGGCGAAAAAGAACAAGACCGTAACGAGTGGTGTAGCACTCGAAAATAAAGCGTAACAGGAAGGAGTCATAAGAATGACGAAAGAAGAATTAAAGGCGTTGGGCGTAACGGACGAAGCTGCGGATAAGATTGTGGAAGATTACGGCAAGAATTACGTATCAAAAGCACAATTCAACGCAACGAATGAAGAGAAGAAGGCAGCCAAAATGGAATTGGCACAAATCAAAACGGAACTGGACGGCTTAAAAGACAAAGCCAAAGGCAACGAGGATTTGAGCAAGCAAATCGAGGAACTCAAAAAGCAAAGCGAGGCCCGTGAAAAGGAGTATGCACAGAAGGTTAAAAACATGGAAATCGACGGGATTGTCGACCGTGCTTTATTGACGGCAAAGGCTAAGAGCGTAAAGGCCGTGCGTGCCCTGCTCGACCTTAACGATGCAGAGGTTGAGGACGGGAAAATCAAGGGCCTCGATAAGCAGATTGAGAAGCTCGTAACGGAGGCCGGGTATCTCTTTGGTGACGATAAGCCGAACGTCAAGGGGGCAACGCCCGGAGACCCTGGCGGCAACAAGCCGAACGGAGGCGTAACAAAAGAACAATTCAACAAAATGTCGTATGGTGAACGAGTCAAGTTATATAACGATGATAAAGAACTGTACGACCAGTTAACGAACGGAGGAGAATAACAACATGCCTACAAGTGCAAACGCAACAAAATTAGCAAACCTTGTCAATCCCGAGGTTATGGGGGATATGATTGCGGCCGGCTTGCCGAAAGCAATCAAATTTACACAGATTTGTAAAATCGACAACACTCTTGAAGGTCGTCCCGGTAGCACTATCACAATTCCGGCGTTTAAGTACATTGGCGATGCACAAGATGTGGCCGAAGGTGCCGCAATCGACGTATCTAAACTTGAAGCAAGCACGGCAAAAGTATCCGTAAAGAAAGTCGGTAAAGCGGCAGAAATTACAGACGAAGCGGCTTTATCCGGATACGGCGACCCTGTCGGTGAAACTCAACGTCAGCTGTTAATGTCTATCGCAAGCAAGGTCGATGAAGATATTGTAACGGCGTTGGGAACGACAACGCTTACTGTTACGGATACGAATGAAATCTCGTATGACGGAATCGTAAACGGGGTCGATAAATTCGCCGAAGAAAGCGACGTTGCGAAGGTGCTTTTCATTCACCCTGAACAGCTGTCAAAAATCCGTAAGGACCCGGCTTTCATTGACAAGACTAAATACGGCGGTGATTTAATGATGACCGGGGCAATCGGATCCATTTGCGGTTGCGAAGTCGTTGTATCTCGTCGTGTACCGAAAGCAGGCGGCAACTTCACCAATTTCATGGTACAGATGAGTGCGGCAGCAACAGACGGACAGCCCGTAATGCCGGCCGTAACCATTTACGTTAAGAAAGCAGCAGACGTTGAAACGGACCGTGACATTTTGGCAAAAACAACGGTTATTTCGGCGGCAGAACATTACGCAGTTGGCTTAACGAATCCGGCTAAAGTCTTAAAGATGACATTCAAAGCCGTATAACAAGGAGGGTTATCAATGGGTATGCTGATTAGGCGGCACCGAGAAGCGGCCGCAGATATAGACATGGAGCAGTCGGAAGTGATGAACACCGAAAACGTGGACGTTCAGGAGGAAGAGCCTTTGACGGAAGATGTGCAGGCCGATGAAGATGCACAAGCCACTCAGGTGAAGACGACAAAAAAAGCAAGTAAGAAGGCCCAGGCCGATGAATAAGTACACGGAAAAAGTTATCACGCTTGCCGAAGACCTGACCGGATGCCCGGATGTCGCCGCCTTTGAAACCTCGATTGATTTTATCTCCGAGGTTGTCGAACGGAGCATACTCAACGATATAAATCAGGCAGAGGTTCCCGTCGAACTTGAACGAGTTGTCATATATCGAACACTTGGAGAATTAATAAAAATGCAGGGCAAAAATATTCTTGGTGATGCCGATGATATGGCGAAATCAATCGAAATTGGCGATACGAAAATCGAGTTTAACGGCGAGCCTTTGTCCGTGCGTCTAGCTACATTAGCAGATGCATTGACGAATTACGGCAAGGGGGAATTGGCGTGTTACCGACGGCTGAAATGGTAAAGCGAACGAGGCAACAGCTTGAAAAAATGTACGAGATGAGTGCGTTCGTGTATGCCGATGTGAGCAAGCAAGATGAAGACACGGGCATCGTTACGTCTAAGCCGAAGAACACGGGCATATACCCTTGCCGTATATCGTATAAGACAAACACGACCGGAACGGGTGAAGGGGTAGCATCCTTCACTCAGTCTATCGTGCTGTTTACATATCCGGATGCGAAGATTCCGAAAGGGTCACGCATTGCCGTATCGCATAACGAAGGGGTGACCTGGTACAAGGCGGCATCCACTCCGGCACAATACGATACGCATCAAGAAATTCAACTCGAATTACTGGAGAAGCGATAATGGCGAACGTCGAATTTGATATTCGAGAATTTGAATCTTTTTGCAATAAGGTACAGGAACTGGACGGCAAGGCCGATACGACACGAGTATTAGAAGCCGGCACGAATCAGTTAGCGGCCTTATATGTAAGGGAAGCAAAAAAGCGAACGCCTGTCGGCAAGCGAGGGTCAGTCAAAGCCTTTATGGGTAGAGATAAAAACGGCAAGGCGATATATCTAACGTACCACTACAATACACAACAAACACGGAATTCGTGGCGAGTGGATGCGGCTAAGATAACCGGAACGACGGCGGCGGCTAAAGTGTACAACACGTCCCGGTATGCGTCTTTCGTAGATGAAGGGCATCGTCAAGAAGTGGGACGATACGTTCCGATGCTTGGCACTCTGATTGGCGGCGTGGTACACGGGGCAAGACTCAAAAAGCCTTGGGTCGAGGGGCTGCATATGACAGATGCGGCCGAAAGTGTCGTGGATAAGAACGCAGGGAGGATTCTCGACCGGGTTGTCAGGGGGTATTTGCGTGAACTCAATAAGTAACATTCTTACGGGCATTGCGACGGCCGTTCACAAAGCAACAGGGCGACCGGTATACCTCGAATTCAAGGAAAACGGGGCAGAATTCCCGTGCTTTTATATTAGCCTTGTAAATTCGTCCGAGGATTTACACGTTTCTAGCCTGTACGACCGGACGAACGATTTCGAGATACTCTACTTTCTTAACGAAGAGGACCTGCCCGAAGACGTGCGAGGCGAACTTCATGATGTGGGCGAACGACTGTATTCGGCGTTAGAGTACATAACGGTCGACGGCCAATTAATGAGAAGCAAAAAGCGTTCGTATAAGGTAACGGACGGCGTGATGCATTTCTTATTGACCCTGGAAGATTTGCGACGCAAAGCCGGGAAACGACAAGAGGCGATGCGTCAAGTCGGAATCACGGAAGGAGTAAAGAATGGAAACAGCGACCAATAAAAATACAGAAGTCGCCGTAAAGGAAGAGCCGAAGAGCATCGTCGAGCGGTTCGATAAGGTGACTATATTACAATCTGACCGATTTAAGCGGTATCGAGATATTCTTGATACTGTATTGAATTCCGGGCAGTTATATGGAGCGGATGAAGTGGACAAGGTGTTAAGCGATGCACTTACACACCGGGTACAAAAGTCCGTTAATGAATAAGGAGGGAACAACGTAATGGCATTAGGCGGCGGAACGTTCTTGTTCCACAACAAAGTTTTACCCGGCACGTATATTAATTTCGTGTCGAAAGTACGAGCATCGGCAGAAGTATCCGACCGAGGGTTCGGGGCAATGATGCTTGAATTGGATTACGGCCCGTCGGGTACGGTATTTAGAGTCGATGCAGATGAATTCCAAAAGAACTGTATGCAGTATTTCGGCTATGACTACACGCATCCGAAAATGAAGGGCCTTAGAGATTTATTCACAGGGCTTAAAACGGGATATTTCTATCGTCTTAATAGTGACGGGGCTATCGCATCTTGCACGCTTGCCAAAGCAAAATATGCAGGCATTAGAGGCAATGCGTTAGGGGTTTCGGTACAGTCAGATCCGGACAATTCCGGAGCCTTTATCGTTACAACGTACATGACGACAGACAACAATCGTCAGGCAGTGGCAAAACAGTCGGGCGTAAAGACGACGGCGGACCTTGTCGACAATGAGTATTTGAAATTCGAGAAGTCGGCTACATTGGCGGCAACTGCTTACACGGCCCTTACAGGCGGTACGAACGGGGCAGCCGTTACAACACAGAGTTATCAGGACGGCCTTGAAATGCTTGAACCGTACTATTTTAACGTACTGGGATATGCCGGTTCGGATGACGCTATCAAAGGCCTTTTAATCAACTTTACGCATCGTTGCAGAGTACAGACGGGGGCAAAATTCCAGTTAGTTATCCACGGCAAGCAGGGCGTGAATGATGAAGGCGTTATATCGGTACTCAATGACGTTACAGACAGCGGAGCGGAAAAAGGCAGTGCCGTCTATTGGGTAACGGGCCAAGAAGCGTCGTGTGCAATTAACGAAACGGTCGGCAACCGTAAATACACAGGCGAATACACGCTTAACACGAAGTATAAGCAATTCGAGTTGGAACAAGCGATTAAAAACGGCATGTTTATGTTCCATTCCGTAACTGATTCTGTAGGCGGTAACGTCACGGGTGAAGTCCGAGTATTGAAGGACATTAACACGTTTACAGAATTTACGAAAGAAAAGAGCCGAGATTTTTCGCTTAACCAGGTTATCCGAGTGCTCGATAACTGGGCTATCGATGCAGCACGCTTATTCAATAAGACGTATCTCGATAAGGTACAGAACGATGAAGACGGCCGCAAAGCGTTGTGGGCTGATTTGGTGTACCTTGCGGAAGAATATCAGCGTGTGCGTGCAATTCAGAATTTCGACGATAAAGATATTCCCATTCCGTCGCAAGGCGATAATAAAGAAGATGTTTTGGTCGACGTTCAATTACAGCCGACGGTTTCGATGGAAAAACTGTACATGACCGTCGTCGTAGCGTAAAGGAGGGAACACAATGCCGGATGCAATCAGAACAATGGAAGCGGCCGACGTAATCAGTGCCAAATTGGCCAACTGCTATATAATTGTTGGCAGCACTCGTAAATTATTGTTCCAGGCCAAAGATTTAAAGGCCACGGTCAAAAAGAACAAAAAACAAGTGGCAATCCTGGGCCGCATGATGAAGGGGAACAAATCCACGTCGCTTGAAGGAAGCGGCAAGCTGACAATTTACAAGAATACGTCGATTTTCGATGATATGATTGAAAACATGATGAAGAGCGGCACGGATACGTATTTCGATATGCAGGTAACGAATGAAGACCCGACCAGTCACGCCGGGTCGCAAACGGTTATTTTGAAGGGATGCAATATTGATGAAGGTACCGTCGCTAACTTCAACGCAGACGGAGAATGGCTCGAAGACGAAATCAATTTTACGTTCGAGGACGTAAAATGGGCCACGAAGTTTAAGGAATTGGACGGAATGAAGGCATAGGGCCTTCATTCCTTTTCTTTTTATATGTAGACGAAAGGGGCAAAAAGAATGGCAGAAAATTTTAGTGCGTTTTTGAAAGAGAACGTAAAAATCGAAAGCGAAGTTGGGTATGTAGCATCCGACCGTTTCAAAGATGAAAACGGCAAGCCGATTGAGTGGAAAATTAAAGTGTTGACGACCAAAGAACTTGATAGAATTCGTGACCGTCATACTAAAAAAGTCCTTGTACCGGGCACCCGTGAATATAAAGAACGATTCGACAACGAAGGATTTAATTCGGATCTGATTACCGAAACTATCGTATACCCGACTCTTGACGAAGTCGAATTACAAAACTCTTGGGGTGCGAACGACCCTGGCGAATTGTTGAAAGTGATGTTATTACCCGGCGAATATGCCGATTTGGCCAGCGCCGTATCCGAAGCACAGGGATTTAAAGTCGGCCTTGATGACAAAATCAAAGAAGTAAAAAACTGATAAAGACGGACGACCCGGAAACCTCGTTTGCGTACTTGGCCTTTGTAAAGTACGGCATCAGGCCGAGGGCGTTCGTCAATATGGATGAGAATGAAAAAGCCGCCGTAATCGCCTTTATGAACTATCACGTACAGGCCGAGAAAGCGGAAATGGCTAAAATCGGGAAGGGGTAGCACATGGCAACCATCAATAATTATATAAAGCTGTCGACGAACATTCCCGACGCAATGGACAGGGCGGCACAGGCTACCCGGAAAGCATCAAACGGTATGAACAATCTAAGCGACCGAATGAAGAAGGTTGCGAGCGGTTCAACGGCTATGAGTGAACGCATGGGCGGTGCGTTCCAAATGATGGTCGGTAGTTTAGCAGCCAGTGCGGTAACGACTGCATTATCTACTATACAAAACGGTATCTCGTCGCTTATGGGAACGGCCGAAGAATATGCAGGGATACAAGCCCGTATGAATTTAGTTACGGCTAGTCAGCAGAACGCTATCATTCTGAATGAACGCATTTATCAGTCGGCACAAAAAGCTAGAGGCGGTTATTTAGATATGGCTAACGCCGTATCACAATTAGCTATGTCGGCCCATGATGCTTTTCCCGACCCGAGGGAAGCAGTCGACTTCATGGAAGGCGTTCAAAAGCTGTTTGTTATCGGCGGTAGTAGCAAGGAAGCCCAAAAGAATGCCATGTTGCAGTTAACACAAGGCATGGCATCAGGGCAGTTACAAGGTGATGAATTCCGAAGCATCGCCGAAAACGCACCGCTTATCGAGAACATAATCGCCAAAACCATGGGCGTAAGCCGTGGAGAACTTAAGCAATTAGCCGCCGAGGGTAAAGTTACAGCCGAAGTTATTAAGAAGGCTATCGGCGAGAATATGGAAGAAATCAACGCACAGTTTGAAACGATGCCGAAGCGTTGGGGCGACCACTTTACGATGATACAGAACAGGGCGTTAAAAGCGTTCACGCCTGTATTTGAAGGCATTTCACAACTGGCGAATAGCGATGCTGTTCGGCAAGCCGTGGAAGGAATAGCCGAGGCATTAGAAGCGTTAGCACCCGTATTTTGGGTTATCGTTCGAGGCGTTGATGCAGCTATCAATACAATTGTATGGGCCTTTAGCGGCATGGCCAACTTCGTGCGTAATCATATGGTTGCGTTGAAGATTGCGGCCGTGGTATTAGCCGGAGCGATTACGGCCTTAGTAATTCCGCTTGCGTCGAGTGCTTTTGCTATGGGAGCGGCGGCAGTTGCGACTGTGGCTAAAACCGTGGCAGACTGGGCCGAAACGGCAGCACTTATTGCAATGACCGCCGCACAAGACGGGCTAAACGTGGCCCTTGCGGCATGCCCGATAACCTGGATTATAGCCGGTATCGTTGCCATTGTAGCGTTAGTGTTCTTGGCCGTTGATGTATTTAATTACTTTGCGGATACGTCCATATCCGTTACGGGCCTTGTTGGAGGCTTGTTCGGAATCCTGGGCGGCGTGATATATAACACGGTTGTATTCGTGTGGAATATTTTTGCGGCCTTGGCAAATTTCTTTGCTAACGTATTCCGTGACCCGTTGGCAGCCGTTGCAAATTTGTTCATTGACATATGGAACGGCATCGTCGGGTATGTAAAAGCGGCCGTAAATGCCATTATTGACCTTATCGGGAACATTCCCGGGATTAAGTCCGTTATTGGCGGTGCGATTGACCATATCGGCGAAAACGTATTGCAGGCCGAGCATTTCGCTGTTTCCGGCGGCGAGGTTACTGTCGCACAGAAAATGGAATACGGGAACATTTCAGACTTCGCTCAAACCGGGTACGAAATTGGCGACGGGATTGGCGACCGCATCGGGGATATGATGAAGACGCCCGAATTCTCCAAGCCTGACGAATACGATGCATCGAAGATTGAAAGCGGTGTCGGTAAAGACGGAGCGGCCGGAGGAAGTGGCGGCAAAGAAGCGGCGAAAAACGCTAAACAAACGGCAGATAATACCAAGCGAATCGCCGACAAAATCGACATGACGGAAACGGAAATTAAAGAGCTGCGAGATGCGGCCGTCCGTTCCGCATTAAGCAAATTTACCAAACAAAATACGGTCGTAAATATCAGTAATGACGTAACGATTAATAACGATACTGATATGGACGGATTCGTATCGGATCTTCGGAAGGGTATCGAACAGGCCGTAAACGGGCAAAGACAGGGGGTCGGTATTTAGTGTATTACATGTACCTTGACAGAATGGAAATACCGATACCGCCGGCCGAAATGACTACGAATATCGCCGGCAAGAACGAAACAATAGACCTTATCGGCAAGGGTGAAGTCAATATCATTAAGCCGCCCGGACTTACGGAGGTCAGTTTCAAATTCATGTTGCCGAATAGTAACTACCCGTTCAATCAGTCGACGCTGTTTAAGGGGCGTAAGGCGAAATACTACCTTGACGAGTTGAAGAAGCTAAAAAAGAAAGGCGTTATACAGTTCATTATGGTTCGTATGAGTCCGAAAGGCTCGATGCTTGGAATGAACAACATGAAATGTACCCTCGAGGACTGGAATCTCGAAGATTCGGCCGACGAAGGGTTCGACATGTATGCGAACATAAAACTAAAGAAATGGAAGGACTGGGGAGCGAAACGCATCGAGGTCACGACGGATGAAAACGGAAAGGTAACAGGAACGGTACAAGGCGATAGGCCGACAACGGGCAAGGAAGTACCGAAGTCCGTAAAGAGTGGATTCGGGGCAACACTTCAACAAGTTGTGCGGACTCAACTCGGTAATCCGGATAATCTATTCGCCATCGCAGCCTTAAATAAAATCGCCGTTCCGGCCCTTCTGACTTACGGGCAGCTGATTAAGCTAAAAGACGAATCACTCGCCGAGAAGGTACAGAACGGGGGTCGGATGACGTAATGGCAGACGAACAGAAAAAGGAAGAGCCGAAAAAGGCGGGTCGGGTACTCACCAAGTACCCGATGCCCGTACCCTTAGAGTACCAATGCATCATTACGAACAAGGACAAGACGTTTTTATGTGATGTACTGGATGATGTGCAACTGACCAGGGGCATCGATTGTGAGCCGTCGAAACTCACGATAAAAATCCCGAAAGATGACATACTGAATTTCACGGAAGGAAATCACATCGAGTTTAAAGTAAACGGCGAATTAGTGTTCGTGGGAACGGTATTCGAGAAGAGCCGGGACAAGTCGGCCATTATAACCGTTACAGCTTACGACCAACTGAGGTATCTCAAGAATAAAGATTGTTACGTGTACGGCGATATTACGGCCACAGACCTCATTAAGAACATTGCCGATGACTTCGGATTGAAGGTCGGGGAAATCGACAACACGGTTTACAAATTCCCGGCGAAACCGCAACGCATTGAAAAGGACAAGACTCTCGCCGATATTATCCAAAGGGCCTTGGACCTTACGACCATACAAACTCAAAAATATTACCAACTGTACGACGATGGCGGTCAGCTGATGCTGAAATCGGTCACCGAGGGAATGAAGACCGATATATATATCGATGATGACTGCATGACGGATGTCGATTATAAGACTTCTATCGACAAGGACACATACGACGTGATAAAGGTTTATCGTACTGTTCCCGACGGAGCAAGAAAAGTCTTAAAGAACACATACGTCGAAATGGACAAGGAACATATCGAGGAATGGGGCCGCCTTCAATGCGTATTGGTTCCCGATGCCAAAGATGTGGATGCCGTTAAGCGAGCGGCGAACATGCTAAAGTTAAAGAATAGAAAGACCAGAGATATACGATTAAAAGGCGTTATCGGTGATGTTCGAGTTCGTGGCGGTTCTTTGTTGTACATCAACAAGAATTTCGGCGACGTAAATATCAATCAGTACATGATGGTCGAATCGGTAACGCACACGTTCAAGACGGGGGTGCATCTAATGGACCTCGATTTATTCGTGACTTACGAAGAAGAACGCAAGACGGAAGTCGCGAAGAACGAAGATGCGGAAGCTGTGAAGAAGATACAGGCGGCACAAAAGACGTCGGAGGCACGGCATATGGGTATTGGCGGTATGGCCACGGGAAGCGGCACAGCGGCACAGGTCGATACGGCATTTTCCATGAACGACGGCAGGGTCAGTCCGTATGGTTCTGTAGGATGTGCGGATACGGTGTGTGCAGCCGGTTCGTGGTATAACAAGGACCTTGCAGACGAATACAACAAAGGTACCGCATCTGTACCGACCCTTCGAGGAAATTTGGAAGCGAAGGGCTACATTACAGAGTCGTTTAACGGGTACGCCAATAAAGGCGACTTATTGATATACGGCGATGATGACCATGTTGTTATTGCTGACGGTGCAGGCGGTTGTTTCGGCAACTCGTCGAGTAAAGGATACGCCATGCATTACGGAGATGCCGCTTACGCTTGGGGTAACGGTGAGTATCCGACGAAGGTTATACGAATGGGGGCGACGTAAATGCATAACGATTACAATCGCATTGTAGATGCGATGAAAGGTATCGTCGTCAATACGCTTTCCGACTTGGATATGTCAGACATTCTTGTCGGGGAAGTTACAGGCGTGGACCCGTTGGCGATTACCGTCGACCAAAAAATTACAATCCCGGAATCGAATATATTACTTACAAAGAACACGTGCGAACATACGATAGAGATGAGCGTTGACCATATCACGGAAGACGCAAGCGGAGGTAGTGGCGATGCCGCTTACGCTCCGCATCATCACGGGTATGTAGGGCGTAAAAAATTCTTGGTTCATAACGGCCTTGTCCTTGGCGACAAGGTTATTTTATTACGTGAAAGCGGCGGCCAAAGGTATATAGCCCTTGACCGTTGGTACAATCCCGACAGGGGGTGCACAACGAAATAGCGAATGAATTATTACCGACTTCGGCAACGCAAGGTTCGCCGGAGATTATACAGACCCGTCAGCCTTCGTATACATACAACGTTGAGTTCGAGGCCGACGGGCAAATAAACGGGTTTACAGACGGGCTAAAAGCCATGAAGTTAGCCGTATTCAAGATATTAAGTACGGAGCGATACCGTTATCCGATTTATTCGTGGAATTACGGAATCGAATTGGAAGACCTATTCGGACAACCGATACCGTATGTTTACGCCGAGTTGCAACGTCGCATCACGGAAGCACTTGAAGCCGACGACAGAATCATATCAGTTACGGGATTCGAGTTCAGCCATGACGACGGAGATGTATTTGCAACGTTCGACGTGGAAACGATATTCGGAACGATTGAGAATATCACAAAGGGGGTGAGCGTTTAAATGTACGAAAACATGACATTCGATAAAATCGAAAAAAGGATGTTAGCACGAGTCAGATCCACATTCGATAAACGAGAAGGGTCGATTATTTACGATGCGACAGCACCGGCCGCTTTGGAGTTGGCCGAGGCTTATATTATGGCCAGGGTCATACTCCGGCAGACGTTCGCCACGACAGCGGACAGGGAATTTTTAACGCTCCGAGCCGCAGAGTTTAACATTTACCCGGAAGCGGCCACACCTGCCGAGGTGCTTGGTCAATTCGACATTCCGGTGCCGCTATATACCCGGTTCAATTCCGGTAATTACAACTTTATCGTAACGGAGCTTGTCGATGACAACGCACATACATACAAGATGAAATGCGAACAGCTTGGCCGAGGCGGTAACACAACAATCGGAGATATTACGCCGATTATTCCCGTTAACGGGTTAACGAGTGCCAAAATCACAAAAGTCATTACTCCTGGCGAAGATGAAGAAGACACGGAAACGTTCAGGGAACGGTATTTCGAGGCGTTGAAGTCGAAAGCCTACGGAGGAAACGGAGCGGACTATAAAGAAAAAACGCTCGCCATCCCCGGCGTTGGCGGTGTGAAGGTGTTCCGCTGTTGGAATGGCGGCGGTACGGTTAAGCTTGTGATTATTAATACCGAGTATGAAGTACCCGACGAGGGCCTCGTTAAGGAAGTTCAAGAAGCGATGGACCCGACTCCGCAGGGTAAGGGGTATGGCCTTGCTCCGATTGGCCATACGGTAACGGTTAAGGCTGTGACGGCAACCCCTTTTCCGGTATCCGCATCCGTAATACTCGGAAAAGGGGTCAGCATAGAAGATGTAAAGCCCGTCGCCGAAAAGGCCATTAAAGAGTATTTCGCCAAAGAGCGAGCCGCCTGGGGCAAGAAGTCCGACACGGAGGAAACGACCGTCAGGCCGGCCTATATTCTGATGTCCTTATTGAATATTCCCGGAGTCGTTGACGTAACAAGCGTTCGGGTTAGAGGCTTGGAAGAGAATATGGGCGTGGGTGCAGAAGCTGTTCCGGTACTGGGAACGCTCGAACTCACGAAAGTGGGTGCATAGCGTGAATTTGGAACGTGATATTGATATATCAAGATACCTTACGCCGGTAAGTCGTGACAGCCTCGACGTTCAGGAAATTATGCGAATTGAAAATCCCGAATTCAGGGCGTTATGGGATGCCTTGTGCTACATTCTCATCAATCAGTACATAAGCACGGCCACGGGGTACGGCCTGGAGCAGTGGGAAGCGATTTTTGACGTTCTACCCGGAGTCAATGACACGGTCGAGGTACGGCGTGACCGCATCATGACGTTACTCGGAGGCAGTAGGCCGTATACGCTTAAAAAGCTGCAAGAACTCTTGGACGACCAATTCGGCGTCGGGAATGTATTACCCGAAATCAACGGCGATAAATACGAAATATGGTTCACACTCTCAAGAGATGTGGCCAATCGAGTGCAAGAAATATACGACTGGGCCGAGCCGATTATCCCGAAGAATTTAATCATGAAGTCACAAAGCGAACAGTCGAGTACGGAAACAATTTACTTCGGCGGCCGTGTCGTGGCCGAAAGCGTGAACGAGGATATATCGATTAACCGAATGAATGAAATCCGGGAACGGGTTTACTACGGCGGCCGCTTGGCACTCGAAACCGTGTAATAGATAGAAAGGAGCGAAAAATATGTGGAGCGAAGCTAAATTGACCAATGCCGGAAAGAAGATTCACGCCGAGTTATTGGCAAACAAAATGAAGCTGAAAATCGAGGAAATATGGTTCGGCGACGGGTCTGTCAGTGACATTGAACAGGCAACAGACCTGGGCCATAAGAAGATAAAGGCCGATATTATCAGCGTTATTCAAGACGGAGTCGATTGCAAGGTACGGTTTAGAGTATCGAACCGAGGTACTCAAGATGCGATTACCTTGCGTGAAATCGGCTTTTATGTACGAAATGCCGACGCACAACTGGTGTTGTTTTCAGCCATGACGGACGACACTCCGGCGACATTGCCGGTTATGGGGGCTAACGGCGAAACACGTCACACTCTTACAGTGGCGTTCGGCTATTCTAATGCCGAAAACGTAACCGTCGACGGCACAGTTACCGAAGGATTATCAGCCGATGAAGTACGGCAGGAAATAAAAACGCACGACGAAGCCACGGACGCACACAAGAAGCAATTCGACAAGAAGGCCGATAAGGCCGATTTCATGGCGTTTAAATCAAATGTTATTGATATTGTAGGCGGCCACAAAAAGCCGCTAGTTATGAAGTCAATTATCGATTGGGAACGCATGAAAAGCCTTAATAATGGGGTCGACGTGCGGACAGTGAATAACGCTAATACGGGAATCACGGCATACAGCGGTGATGCGATGAATTACGATTTTCATCGAGGTGACATTTACTTGTCGGAAGACTTTACAACGTTCGATACTATTTTGGTTATCGGGTCGTATGATGAAGGACACGAAAAATATATTGCAGAACACAAAGTTTATGCACTGGATTATGTAATGAGTACGCCCGGCCCTGTCGTGCTAATATCTGAAGATAACCGTTTTTGGCGTATCAATTCAAAAGTACAAACGTCAGACATGGGTTCGTCTGGGGTTCCGTCAACAAACACAATGTTTGCAATCAGTATTCAAAACTCGTCTATTGTTGACATTATCGGCATTAAGTACGAAAGGGTATAGCGATGATACATTTCGACGACGAATTACATATCGGGTCGGACTGGGCGAGGAATTACGTTATACCGAGCGAGAACGGCGACTATTCAGCCGCCAGTGTTGTAATGAAGGTCCGAGCGATGAACGGGGTTTTAATTATGCAAGGCAACTGCCGAATGAACGGGAACACGGCCGAGGTTCGGATCCCGTCATCGGTAAGCCTTCAAGCGAATCCGAAAGTCATGCACGCTAAGTACGATGTATTTATTCATACGCCCGAATGGACGTACAAAATTGTTATGGGAAAAATGACGATAATAAGAGATGTTTCGATGCATTAATCCGCATCACCAAAGAGGGGGAACAAAAAAATGGAAGAAAAACAAAAAGTAGAACTCACATTACCGAATCCGCTGAACATTGCCGTACAGGTCCCGGGATTACCGGGCAAAGACGGCAAGAGTGCTTACGAAGTGGCCGTCGAACATGGCTTTGTCGGCACGGTTGACGAGTGGCTCGAAAGCCTTCACGGACAGAATGGCAGTAGCTCCGAGCCGGTCAGCATGAACTTCCCGACTGTATATCAGATGATGAAGGCTAGAGCAATGAAAGTCGACAGCGACGGCCTCGAGGACGTTCTCAAAGCCTTGTTACGTGAAGTTATTCCCGACGGTCGATATTCGTCGTATCTTGCCGAATTCAAACTCGTTGACGGTACGTCAGTGGCAGTCGGAGATACGGTCGTACATATTGAGGGTCAGCCCGGATTTTACGTTGTCGACACGAACGGAAATCGTCAGATGATACCCGACAGCGGACGACTCGACTTTGCACTCATGCAGCCGTTTGACGGCAACGAAAAGATTCTTACCATGGAGTACCCGAATAGTAACGACGGTACGGCCGCTTCGCTTACAATTCCCGCAGTACAGACGGGGGGAAGCGAAGAAGAGTTGTTCAATGAGAACGGCGTGAAGATTTATCGTCGTGCAGACGGCCAAGCGGTTATTGAATTCCCGGCGTACGCTATGCTCGACCTGATATATAATAATCCGAATCTTGACTCGCTTCACTTCGACAGTCTTGAGCTTAACGAACTTTCGGGCGGCGATGACATTACAATTACGGGCATGATGCTACTTGCGAAGTTAACGACAAAAGTGTATTTCCCGAGAACTAAAGAAATGCCCAAGCATATTCAGTTGCCTAGCCAATCCGAGCGGCTTAACCTCGAATTCAGACGAAAAGGACGAGAAGAAGGGTACGCCGATGACGTGTTCAGCTGGGCGAATATCGACTGCGACGGCTCGACGTGGGACAACGGCGTAGGGGTCAGCTACGTTAAGCAGGAAAGACTGTAAGGAGGTTGCCGATGTGGACATGGAGTTTTGAATTAGCAGACGTATTGACGACGCTCACAATCATGAGTACGCTTGGCGGTATGGCGTATTACTTGATTATACGACCGTTCTTACAGCGGCTCGAAGAAGACCGAATCAATGACCGCACATTTTTCTCGTCTAAGTACGATACTTTAATTGAGACGTTGAAAGAATTAAAAGAGGAAATCAAGTTGTCTCGGCAAGATAGAATACAGCAAGCACAACGGCATTTACAGCTCGTCGGTCGTGTTGAAGTGCTTGAGTCACGGGTTGATGACTTGCGGAACGAAATCCATGGAGATAAGCGATGAGAGAGAAGATTATTCAATCACTCAAGAAGGCGTTCCAGTCAGCTAGGATTGCGAGAATCAGTCCGACGGGGATTATTGCGACTCGGTTCCTCGTATCGATTATGATTACGCCGATCATACTGATGTCGATTACGTATCTGTTGTCGTTCTTACAAGGGTACGTAAGCGAAGAACACGGGCGACTAATTACAGTAGGTTCGGGCATCGTGGACCACGTGTTCACGCCGCCCGTGGTTGTCGCCTTCTCGGGGTTCCTGGCACTGTTTATTGACAGAAACGGCAACGGCATACCCGACAGACTGGAAGAACAGCAGCGGCCGCAAGTGCCGACGAGCGAAAGGGGTGAAGGAAAACGATGAAATACGGAATTGACGTATCCACTTGGCAAGAAGGTTTAGACTTCGAACGGGCGAGAATCCTCGGTTATGACTTCTGTATCTGCCGAATAGGCTACACAGGAAGCGGCCACAATCTCGATGACCTGTTCGTGCATAACATTAACGAGGCGAAAGCAAGCGGCATGGAACTAGGAGTATATTACTACTCTACCGCAACTACTACCGAAGAAGCCGAAGCGGAAGCAGACTGGTTACTCGAACAAATGAACACGTATCTCGACGGGGTAGACCTGTCGGCTGGAATCTGGCTCGACGTTGAAACGGAAGCACAAAGGAACCTTGGAGCGGACGAACTGACGGCCGTCGTTATGGCGTGGGTGAATCGCATGAACTCGGCGGGCAAATACGTCGGACTATACGGCAGTTACGATATGTTCACGAACGGTATGAACATTGATAGCCTTCCGAATTACGTGCCGTTATGGGTTGCACAGTACGCTAGCCGAAACGACTTGCAGCTTGACAAGTCGAATGCCAATATAAAAATATGGCAATATTCGGAATCCGGTAACGTCGACGGCGTAAATGTAGACGAAAACGTCATGTACGACTAGCAAAAGGCGGTGAATTGATGAATTTTCCGACACTTAACGACGAAAAAACGGGAAAATGGCTGAAACTAGCCTTATTTTGCGTTCTAACGGCTTTTTGCTTGCTCGGCATATACTTTGCTGTACACCACGTAAAACAGCCGTCAGACGAGCCTGTACGAATGCAGTTTCCCGATACAACGGACAAAAATTCGGTAAAGAAGGATTTAAGAGTTTCGGATAAGGAAGCCGCCGAAATCGTAACGAAAATTGAATGGATTCACGACGGAAAAGTCGAACCGAACGTATCGTATTATGTAACCGCACCGAATCTGAACGCCGCCGCCGACAGAACGGAACAGGCGATACGGAAGAACGACAGTCAAATCCCGAAGGCGGCCAGAGCAAAGACGGATAGAACGGTCGTCACAGTTGATGAAGAAAAACAAAAAGTTGATGTATACAAAATCAACCTTCGGAATAATCACAAAATCAAGGCAGGCGGTACATACATAGACGGTAAGCCGTACTTGTCTATCGGTTATCAAGCCGGACGTATTGAAGGAATTGTACACACCGATGGCACGGGCGTTCGTGGCGGCACAGTCCTATATACAATTAAAGAATGGTAACGAAAAAGGGCCTCCGAATAATCGGGGGCCTTATTTTTTGTTTACATGCTCTAGGCGCAAGAAGTTAATATGTCTATGCAAAATGGAAATAGGAATGCATTAGAAAAAGACTATGCAAAATCAAATATATTTGATATAATAAAGATGTAGAGAGGAGGTGAGAAAAATTGATGGGTATGAAATAGCCGAAAAGCTAATAAGCCTTGCAGAAAAAGTAATTAGCTTCGCAACAGCTTACTTAATCTACAAGGCCACAAGAAAGTAAAAGCTAGGCGGGTGAAAGCCCCGCCACCTTCTTAAATTGTATTGTAGCGTAGAGAGGTGGATTATGCAACAATTAATGTGGATAATCGACATTTTGACCGTTGTATTCTGGCTGTTAGCGGCAAAGAATTTAGTGGAACGGGCAAGAAAGAAGTAATACTTCTAGATATATAGAGGGATTGGGCGAAAGGAGAAAGCAATGGAAAACAACAAACGAGGCGGCAGGCGTGAAGGCTCAGGGCGACCTCCTGTAAGAGGAGAGAAGGGAAAAACCCGAGCAATCCGAATGACTGACGCAGACTGGGCGTTGGTTAGAGCAAGCGCAGAGGCTCAGGGCTTGAGTATTCCGTTATATCTTATAAGCCTTGTTGAGGCGGCAAATAAGAAATAAGAAGGTGATTAAAACGAAAAAGAAAATACAGACCGCGAAGTTCATTAACTTTCGCCCCGAACGGCCGCTAGAAGTCGCACTCAATATCTTATATGGGACGGATGAAATCGAATATGTAGTTGAAAGGGTAGAAAGGAGTCAAGACGATGACAGAATTAGTGGAAGCGATGATGTCTACCGCACTACAGGAGCCGCCCGAATGGGTTGAGAATTTAATCACTGAAAAACTGAAACATTTAGAATAA